GGCATAAGCCGCCTGGGCAAGTGCGTCCCAGTTCACGATCGCGCCGGCGGCAATCTCGCTGCCCGAGCCGGTCTCTTTGGGGAACTCGAACACACCGGTGACATCCAACGCGCCCAAGGTGTTCGCAGGGATGGGACGCTTGGTCACGCCGATGAGGTCCTCGAGCACGACCACCGCACCAGCGGCCACATCGGCACTGGGCGTGTAGTCGATTGCGTCGCCGTCTTGAATAAAGGTTGCAGGCATGGGAATGGTTCCATGAAGGTGTTTGAATGAAGATCAAGTCACGAAGAGAGCGCAGTGGCGATCACACTTCGCCTTTCATTTTCACGCCGCCCCGAGGCTCCTGAAGCGCCACGCCGAAGTCGTGGTAACCGCGCATCTGGATGCCCAGCATGTTGAAGTCGGCGTCGGCGCTCTCGACGGTCGGACGCTCCTGGCCGTTGAGGAAGGCTGCTTCGATGACCGGCATATCGTTGGGATCAGACAGCAGGTACCACGCCTTGGCCGATGCCCCGGTATAGGTCGCGTTGGAGAGGTAGCTCGAGCGCACCACACGGAACTTGCCCGCATGGGGATTACTCACCAGCGCCTTGGTGTTGGCGGTGGTATCGCGCAATTCGGTGGAGTTCATGAGCTGCGAACCCTTCACCAAGAGCGCATTGGGCACCAGCAGGATCACCGGCATCGCCGCCAGAGGATGACCATCCGGATCGGTCTGGTTGAGGAAGAGCAGTTCCGCCGCTGTCAGGCCGTCAATGCCGATGGCGGTGTCAGCGCCCTCCGCATAGTTGTTGTTACCTGAAGCGAAGAAGGCCGAGTTGGCCAGGAACGCAGTCCAGAAGACCTCGTTGAGTTTGAGGGCAGCGCCACGGCCAAGGCGACGCGGCACAGCAGTCAGTGAGTCCAGATCATCGTTGATGATGTCGCGGCGATCGATGGAGAACATGCGGCCATAAGTACGGGCCTGATTGGTGTAGCTCGTCTCGCCCACCGTTGCGTGCTTGAGTTCACCGCCGGGTGCGACTTCTTCGTACTGGAAGCCACCGGTGAGGCTGTAGCTGGAGATCTGCTTGAAGTCGCGGACGGGCCGAATCGCGGCGATCTCGCGCCACGTTGATTCCACCGCCTCGAATCCGGCGCGGAGGAACTTGTTGGCCACGTTCGACAGGATGCCCGGCAGGTTCAAGGTCGAGGGACCCGAAGCTTCGATCGTGCTGCGCCCTTCCGCAAAAGCGAAACGGAGTAGTTCCTGAATATTTGAGCGGCCCGCGCCGTGGTAGCCGTTGGACTGCGCGAAGGTCAGCAGCAGTTCGCCCAGCCCCAGGCCATGACGGAAGCGCTGACCAGCGGCACTGAGCACCGGCTCGGCGTACTGCTTCTCCACATCCTCGAGTCCGCCCGAGAGACAAAGCGCCGCTTCCAGCACCTGAGCATCACTGCCCACGCGCTGGCGGACCATGATGCCCGGGGCGCGGCGGGAGAGACGCAGCACTTCGAGTTCGTAGCGCTGCACGTCCCATTTGGCCTCCAGCGCCGACTTGCTGAGCCGGTCAAGATCATCAGCCAGTTCAGGGCGGTCGGTGGCGATCCTGGCGGTCATATCCGCGATGCGCGTGCGACGATTATGCTCGGCGCGGGAACGCGCGAGAATCTGTTCCAGATCGGCGATGCCACTGCCAGTGTTGGAGGCGGCGGTGAGGGTGCCGGGGGCGTCATCAATGGCGGCAGCATCCTGATTCTGAGTGGTGACGGTGATGTTGGTTTCGGGCATGTCAGATGGCTCCCTGCCGCCGGATGCACCGGCGGCAATGTTGGCGGTGGTGTTTCCGTCGGCCCCGAGGTCGACGAAGCTGATCTCTCCGAGTGTGGTCTTGCGGGCCACGTACACAGGCCCTTCAAAGCGCCGGCCGTTGACCATGACGTACTTGCCGGCCTTAACGTGTTCGACTTCGTGGACGGTGGTGCCAATCGATGCCTGCCAGGGGAAGCCGCGCTTGCCGCTGACGACGATCTCTTTGGCGGCAGGCGTGTCGCGCGAGACGAGTCCCTCGGCAATGAGCTTGCCGCCTTCAACGGCGATGCGCTCGGTGTGCCCGACACCTGCGTGCATGCTGTGCCCAAAGCGAATCGGGCGGCGCTGCGACGGAATGGCCATGCCTTCGAGGTCCACGACGACGGGATTCCGCCAGCCATCGACTCGCATGGCATCGCCGGTGTAGGCGACCATCGAGAACTTGGGCAGCACTTCGCCACCTGCGGGAGGTTGTCCATCACCGACTTGAGTCGGATCAGCGGATGCTTGCACATCCAGACTGACCGTGGCACAGACGAAGGCCAGGCCAGAAGGCACTTCATTAAGTTTGGGTTTGGCTGGTGCGGTCATGACGCCTCCTCGACAACAACCTGAGCGTCGTCGTCATCTTCATCGCGCGTGGTTTTGGGATCAGTAGTCGCGGTAGGTGCAGCGTCGTCCTTGTCACTGAGGCCAAGTTCGCGCATGAGCGCCTTCTCACGGGCGCGCTGGCGCAGCTCCGTCTCCCAGTCGCGGCCTTGCTTGGCATATTCGATGGCGAGTGTGGTGGTGTGGCTCGATAGCCGGGTGGACTGCGCGTTGGCTTCTTTGGCCGGATCGACATGCTCGAAGCCGTCCCAGAACCACTGGTGGTCAAGTCCCTGAAAGCTGAGAATCCGGGGGTCGCGCGAACGCATCCACTGCGGCAGATAGCCTTCGATGAGAACCGCCTCATCGATCCACGCTTTGAGGATGCGATCGAGAACGACCTGGGCGATGTGGGCCTGATCGACGCGGATGGCTTTGAAGTAAGTCTGGTGATCAAGCCGTCCCGAGGCATAGTTGTAGCCCGATGAATTGCCCGCTGCGATGTTGAACGGCATGTTCAAACAGCGGGCGATCTCGGCCAGAACCGACTCGATGAATTCGACGTGGTTGGTGGAGGGATGCTCGGCCTTGATCTGCGCCGGCTTCCACCCTTGCGGCAGCACCATGCCCAGGCCGCGCTCCATCTCGAACACGTCCATCGGCTCAAGCGGATCAGCCTCGCCGCCCGCAGGTGAGTCGGTGTAGATCGGCAGCGCGAAGTTCGCAGCAGTCTCCGCTGCTGTGAGTACCGCCAGGCGATAGCGCCGCAATAGTGCGAAGAGCGGCAGCGCCGGGGTGAGTTCGGGAACGCCCCGGCTCTGTCCAGGGCGTTCATTGCGGAACAGGTGAATGACCAAATCAGCAGGCACCGGGTCATAGGCATTAAGTGCCGGTGCCCATGATCCGGCGTCACCGGGGTGATTGCGAAGAACGTGGTACTCAGCAGGATTGCCTGCGGAATCGAACACGATGCCATCGACAACGCGCTCCTCATGGAACGCGATGTGCGGCGTGGCGATTTGATCGGCTTCAACGAGTCGCAGATCAAGCTGCACCGGCGAGTCCACGGCGGCATTGGTGTGCAAGATCGAGAACACCTCGCCAGACTCGGCTCGCGCCATGCGCATCGTGCGCAGGACATCGGGCAGATTGACCGCCCGCGCCCAGCGCATGAACTCGCGCTCAATGAGATTGTTGGCTTCGCTGTCAGCAGTGAGCATCTGCAGGCGCGGTCCGGTGCCGATGGTGTCGTTGGCGAGAGTGAGGACGATGCCCCGGGCGTAAGAATTGTTGGCGACCTCGTAGCGGGCGCGGTTGCGCAGGGTACGTCGCACATCAGCACTGGCGGCCGCATCGGCGCTGAGGCCATCGGCATTGGCCCAGTGGCGGCGGTTCTCGTCGTTGGTCTGGGCTGCGTCATACTTGGCGCGGATAGTGCGCATGCCAGTCGAGCCAGTTGAGCCCGTTGGCTTGCCCGATGGGCTTGAGGAAACGAGTTGGCGAATCCATCCGAACATGCGGTTGCTCTCAGGCAGTGCCAGGGGGCACGAGCTTGGTGGTTCGAAACGGCAGTCCCTTGCGCTTGGCAGCGTTCTTCGTTGACAGGTAACGGTCCGCTGCAATCTGGTCCTGGATCGAGTGCTGCTCGATCTCACCGCTGTCGCCTTTGGCCCGCTTGGGACCGGCGGCGTTCTCGGCGATGGTTTCTTTGAGGTCGTCGGGCATGGTGATCTCGAATCAAAACCGCCGGCGCACGGTGCCTGCCGGGCAGAAGTCGAAGTTGGGTTTTGTGGCTTTGTGCCGCTGTTCGTGGCGAACCAGCGCGCGGACAGCGGAGTCGGGCTTGCGACCTTCCTTGTGGGCGACCCATGCGGCCTGTAGCGCATCGTCGCGCAGCCACTGGGGACAATGAGCCATCGCCGAGCGGGTGAGTCCCGGCGGAGGCGGAAGGTTAAAGGTGCGCGCAAACTGGTCCATCAACCTTTATGGACAGGAAGCAGAGGTGATTTGGTTGTGCGAAGACTGCGATGATTGTTTTTGTTACACCGGTAGACATGCGAGCGCCGGTGTGAGCAGTGTTGCCAGATTTACTTAGCTGTCTTCCGCAACAGCCGCTCCAATGATGGTGAACTCGAATGCCGTGGCGTAGAGGTGGCTTAAGAATGTTCTATCAAGAGCCTCGAATCGCTTGCGAGGCAGTTCGTCGGAAAGCCATGTCACGAAAGCAGGCATGAACTGAGGACCTGCACCGGCGAGGAGCATCTTGGCCCAGTACATGTAATTCATCAGAAAGGCCGGTCCACTAGCCGTTGAGCTCCATCCGTTCTCCGCGCAGAAGGATCGATAGTCGGCATCGAAGACGCGAAATACTCGATTCCCAATGACCTCGGTGTCGTAGATGGGGAACAGTCGCGGATTGAAGAAGTGCAGGAACTTGGAGACGGTCATGGTCGGGTAGCTTGCCTTCGGCTTGATTTCACGCATCGCAAGCAACGAGTTCTGCAACGTCTGCCGCGCATCGACATTGTCGATTGAGAGAAGTGTGACTTGGCCCTCTGGATGAAAATCACGGAATGTAGAGCCGATGGTGTCGAACGTCTGACGAGGGGTCCAGCACTTGTTTACACCCTGAGGGCGGAACACTTGCCAATAGCGAGCGAGGTTGTCGTAAATCTTTCCGAATGCCTCGAACGCTTGGATGGACTCACTAGCCTGCGAAAATGCTGTTCGGCCCGCTTGGTAGAGGTCCATTTTCTGAGCCACGGACCAAGCCGAACTACCTGCAAACACGCTGTAGGCTTCGAGCGCTCGAGCTTGTCCTACCGGTGTGAAGTATTCGAGCAGTGAGGTCATCGCATTCATCTTACCGACCAATGAGTTGCTCCCATGTCGTGACTCGCTTTCCGCAGTGCCTGCATTCGCGGCGGCGCACTACCTTGTTGCCGAACCCGTGTCGGGTGTAGACGACATAGAAATGTCTGCAGCCGCACTTGGGGCACACAAGGCCCTTGGCTTCCGTGGGCTTTGGCGAGTTGGGAGGCGCTGTACTCACGCTCGCCTCCCCTGAATTTCAGAGAGCTTGATCCGCTGACGGCGTGGCGCTTCCTTCGCTGCCGTGCCGAACAGGATCGCGCCTTGCATGGAGGCACCGACAGCACTGCCCACCAG